TCACTGAATGATGCCTCCACCTGCAGGCACAGGCACCGCGCTCGGGCCGGTCGTGGCCGGGATCGGAATTGTTGGCGGCGCGAAGGGGCTGGTGAGAGTCGCGTCGACCGCGAGACACGTGAGGTCGGTATACCAGTCGTTGCCGCGCGTCTCTCCCGAATGGTTCGCAACCATGACGTAGTAGTACCCATCGGCATTGGTCTTGATCTGGCCGGCGAGGCCGTCGTTGATCGCCTGAGAGGCAGTGTCGAGGCCGTAGCGATTCAGATTGACCGATGCGGACTGCAGCTGCACGAGCTGGCCAATCTTGATGTTGGAGTTCAGTAGCACACGCATTTCGATGCCCTGCTGCGTCTGCTCGGGAACACCTATAAGGCCAGTGTCAGGAGACAGCACTGGGATCGGTCCCGGCAGGTAACCGGTCAGCGGAATGAGGGTGATGACGCCGTCTTGAATCGACCACTTGAGCCCGTAGGATCTACAGAGTTCGCGCATCGCGTCGCGTGTCATGCCGTAGAAGACGCGCCCACGAACACGGCCATTCGTAGGTAGCGGCGGTAGCGTGCTCTGCGCGGAGATCTGCTGCTTAAGGCTGCCCGCTATCAGCGACTGGAGAAGCGCTTGGACCGCATTCGCGGGCGTCGTGCCCGCGGCGAGGCTGAAGGAGCACGTAGCAAAATTGTAGGCGCTATCCCCATCCCCAGCAGTTACATCAACATACGAATTCTTCGCATCGACGCGCCCCTTGCGCACCTGCTTGATCGTGCCTAGAAAGATCACACCGTAGCTGCCCTCATAACCTGCCTGCAGCACAATTTGCGTGAATTCGTTCTGGATCTGATTCGCTGTGTTGTCAGCGACGTTGAAGATCCGCACATCGCAGCTGTTGGGGGCCTGATAGTCGCCTCTACGGACATTGAAGCGAACTTGGAAGTCAGAAAAGTCGAGGCCGTTGCCCGAGGCATCCGCGATGACGCAGCTGAATTGCCGCAGGTACTGTTGCTGGGTCATGTCAGGAGCCTGTCGGGATAGGCACAGAGCCGCCAGGCGCTGGCGTAGCGCCTGGCCGCAGCTGCGCGGAGCCGCCCTGCACCACTTCGGCGGTGTTCTGCGGCTGCGCCATGTTTGCCTGCGGCGGCAGCGTCGTCGACACCGAGTTGACGAGGATGACCTGCTTGCAGGTCGCCACCACCATCAGTGCCTGCGACGTCGTCTTGTCGCGCTGCACCCGCAGGCTCGTGATGAGCATGTTCTTATAGGCGCGCAAGCCCGTCTGGATGGTCAGCAGCGCGCGGGATTGCTGCAGGTTGAGCAGTTGCGAATACACGCCGCTCACATAATCGTGCACCGACATCACGCTGCCGGCGGTATAGCCGGACACGATGGCCGACAGCGCGTCGATGCTCGAATTGCTCCAGCCGCAGCGCAGCAGCAGCTCGGATGGCTTCGAGTAGCTGTGGTCCGTGATCGCGGCGCCCGTCTCTACCGGGTGCTCCGTCACTTCAAGGATGTCGTCGTGCGTCTCCTCGATGCTGACCTGCACCGGAACCCCCCCGATGTTCTGCGACACCGGGAAGGCGAACACGTTCGGGAAGGATGATCCCGTGACCGTCACTTCCGCCAGATTTGCGCTCATCAGTGCCTCTGCCGCTGCCGCAGCGCCAGGTGGTGGGCGAATGAAGAGAGATGGCGCATCGCCCAAGTGGCACGCACCAGCTCCTGCGCGAGCCGTGCCTCGCCGAGCGTGAGGCCGGCGGTCGAGGCCAGGGCGCCTAGCTCCGCGGCGCCGAGCCGCGCAAACCTCCGCGGGCTGATCCCCGCGGCGATCCGTGCGCGGCCTGCGCGCTCGTAGATGTCGGCAAGTTCGCGCGACGTCAGCTCCGGACGCCACGCGAACTTGAAGCACTGCCCGACGAGTCGCGACTGCGCCGCGATGTCCGCGGCGTGCGGCGTGCTGATGCTCATAGCCTCACCCCTGCGTCTCGATGTATACGCCCGCGAGCGCGACATTGCCGCCGACGTTGGGGATACAGATCAGGAAAGGCACCGTGCCGTTGAAAATTTGCGGCATCCCGCCGGTAAGCGCGTCGACGGAGTTGGAAATCGCGGCCTGCGACAATTCGAGTGCCGCCAACACCCGATATGCAACGAGATTGATCGTCCCCGAAGTCCAGGTCGCGGACAGCGTAAGCGACTGGACGCTTTGCACGCCGACATCCCCCGCCTGCAGAAGAATGCGGTAAAACGAGCCCGCGACAGCGCTCGCGACGGTGGTATCCAAATTTGCGCCCGTGCGACTCGCCGTGCCCGCACTGTTGGTATAGCCAACGGTCAGTGTCGGGCTGCCTGCGCCCACGGCGGAGGAAACCTCAACCCCAAGCAGCACGCCCAGGCCGCTTGTCGCGCCATTCGCATCACGCGCAGGCCACGCAGGAGAGGAGATTGACTGCGCGCTAGTGGATGTGATCGTAATTCCACCGTTGTCCCACAACCTATCCGCCAGAATCAGGACTCCACCCCCTCCCTGGGCCTGCGCCTGAAGGCGGGCGAGATAGGAGTTACCCGAGCTCGGATCGACATGCGGAATCTGACCGGCAACCATCGCGCTGCTGGACGAATACGTACCACCGTTCAGGGTCGTGTTGAAGCTCCCCGCTGCCGGGTATCCGCCAATCCCCCAGTAGCTGTAGGGCTTACCTATAATGGCGCTGGCGCTGATCGCGGATTTCGTCCAGTGCCACGGCGGCTGCATGCCGGCGAGGACGCCGGCCAGAGTAGTGATTGCCATATCATCGCCCCGCGCGCTGCTCGGCGAGCTTCTCAGCGTTGCGCTCGCGCGAGTCCTGCGTACGAGCTGCCGGATCGGCGTCGAGACGCGCCTGGTTGGCCCAGAACTCCCGATTCAGCTGGTTGAGCGAGTCGATCGTTGGCGCTGTAGAGCCATCGCCGCAGGTGCGCCGCGGTGCGAGGCGCGAGTCGCGGGTGCTGTTAGCGCGCGCAGCGCGCTTCTTACGGGCATCGGCCACTACGCGTCGGAGTGCGTCAAGGCCCTGGCGCTGCTCACCGCGCACGAGTGCCTGCAGCCCGTCGTAGACCATTCCTAGATCAATCTCGACGCCTGGGCCTTCGGCCTCCAACTCGACGGTGCCGTCGATTCGCGCGTCGGTCAGTGGTGTAGCCAGCTGCTCGAGCTGGTCAAGAACCATGTCGAGCTCCGCCTTTCCGCTGGTGCCATTCCAGACGAGGCCAAGCGCCAGGCGTTTGCCGTTCGCAACGGCTTCAAGGACAGAATCGCGAGTAACGCACGCAGGCGCGTGGTCGCGGGTTCGGACGCGCACGACGCGGGTGCCGTAATGATCGAGAGAGACTCGTCGGGTAGTCATGGTGAAAATCTCCAAGAGTGGAAGGTGCGAAGTTGGGTGTTGGGTCGGTTACCAGACGGGCACGCTGGACACGGTGCACGTCAGCGAGGGAGTCCCCGTCGCGCCGCTGACCACGGCCTCTAGTGTTCCATTTGGCACCGTGAGAGCCGCAAAGCCCGCGGCCGTGAACGTGACTCCGGTGCTGACAAAGGTCACCCCATCAGCGGCAAGCTCGTCGATCGTTACAGTCGCAGATGCGAAAGTGCCGGTGCAGGAAACCTGACTGACACCACCGCGGTACGGCGTCGCGGGACCCGTCACGGCTGCAGCGTTGAGCAGTACGACGGTCGGTGCGTTCTGCAGCTGCGCGAATATCGGCAGCGGCAACAACATCAAACAGGCGACGGCGCAGCGGAGAAGGTTTTTCATCGGGGAGGATCTCCGGTCAAAGTGATGGGAGGTTAGGAAAATTTCGCGTATCGAATAGTTCTACCACGGCCGTCAAGAGACGCTGTTTCACAGTCGGGCACCCGACCGGCGCCTCCGGGGGGAGAAGGAGGTAAAACCCCAGGGAGGCGCCGACCGAGCTGCTGCGCCGATTCGGGCTGCAGATTCCTCGCCTCTTAAATAGCGAGTGACCAAACCCGCGCGCAGCCGCGCCCATTTTTGTCGACATGGTGCGCTCGTCGAGGCCCGCGTGCGTTGAGCGAGCCGCGCGGCGCGATTGCCCGGCGACGACCTTGGCGCTGAGGTGCACCAGATCGCCACGCGCTGCGCGTCCATGCAGCGTCCTCACGCCGCCTGAACCTGTGCCTCGATGCCCTCACCGGCGGCGATGGCCTCGAGCTGTTCGCGGCGGCTGCGCCAGTAGCCCAGCGCCGAGTGGAATTGCCGAGGCGCCGTGGTTGTCTTGGGGGTATCTCTGCGCGGCTCGAACAGCGCAGCTACATCAAGCGGCGGCTCGGGCGGAGTGTTGAGCAATTCGATCTGCCGCAGGGTCACGATGCCGCTGAACCCCCCCATGCCGTGTAGTTCGCGCGCGCAGAGCGGGCTGCCGGCGAGTGCGCGCAGGTCGTCGACCTCTGCTCGCTTCGCCGCGATTTGCTGCAGAAGCTCGTCGACGTGGCGGGTATCCTCGGCGACGTAGAGCGCCAGGAGGCGCGCATGTGCAGCCTCGCGGCGCTGGCATGTCTCAGCCGCAGCAGTCTCGCGCCATTCCACCACTTGCTGCGCCTTCTCCAGATTCGCGGCGGCTGTGGCGTGGGCAAGCTGCGACGTTGCATCCACAGTCGGTGCCGCGTGCGGCGTCCGGCCGGCAACGATCTCGGCGTCGGCCTTCTTGGCCGCGCGTTCGATCCAGCTCGCGCGGTCTGCGGCCCAGCGGTCGACCTCGGCCTGGCAGGCCACGAGGTGCGCGCGAGCACGCGCGAGAGCATCTTGCGCGCCCTGGTCGGCTGCATCTGCTGCGCGGCATGCAGCGCCTGCCTCGCGCAGTTCCGCGCGAGTGGCGTCGCTGCAGGTTATCGGTGTCGTGTCAGTCATCATGGGAAAACGTCCTTTCGTGTGTTGGGGCTCGCCGGCAGCGCCGGCAGGTAAGGATGAAGTCGAAGAACAGGAACAAGCCGCAGATCTCGCTCATGAGAGCCTCCGGCGCGCTCGCCAGCAGCCGCACGAAACGGTGAAGCCGCGGCGCAGATCACTGCCGCGGACGCGAGCGGGATAGCCGCATGAGCAAAGGCAATCGAAATAGCTGGCGCGCTCGTCGGGCTTAGATTGCGAGCGCTGAAGCACGGTCAGCCGCCCAAAGCGACGGCCGCGCGCGAGCTGGTGAGCGCGGGGCGCCATTAGGGCGCGACCCTCGCGGATGTTCCACGTGGGAGCGATGTTCCACGTGACACGCCGCAGCGGGCGCGGACGGTCAGCTCGTCTTGAGCAGCTGCTGTGCGTTCCGCACTGCCGTCGCAGTCCAGGCTTTGCCGCGCGGCGTGGTGATCTCCAGCGAGTTGAGGTGCTCGGCGATCGCTCGCAACGATTGCTGACCGGCGGCGCGTGCGGCCTCGATCTGCGGCGCGATTTCTTTGGCGCGCGTCAGTGCCTTCGCCCGATTGGCCGCACGGCCCAGCGCTGAGGCACGCCTCGCGTACGCCGACAGATCGCGAGGTGTGCCGAGCGGCAGGCCGCGCGCACGACGGGCTGCCAGCGCGTCCCTGGTGCGCTTGGAAATGATTTCCCGCTCGTGCTGCGCCAGTACGGCCATGATGCCGAGCGTCAACGTGTTCGCCTCCGGAATGTCGAGCGCCTGAAACCTCACGCCCGAATCGCGAAGGTTCAGCAGGAAAGCCGCGTTGCGGCTCAGTCTGTCGAGCTTCGCGACGAGCAGCGTCGCGCGCGTCTGTTTGCAGCGTTCCAGTGCCGCGTGGAGCTGCGGACGATTGATCGCGCTCTTGCCGGATTCCACTTCGATGAAGCTCGCCAGCTCTACGCCTCCAACCCCTGCCAGGTACTGCCTGACGGTCGCCTGCTGCGCCTCCAATCCGAGGCCGCTGCGGCCCTGCTTCTGCGTGGAAACGCGGTAATACGCTACGAATTTCGACTTGGCCGGTACCATGTATAATTACCTTCCACGAGCGTTGAAGGTAACTATACAAGCGTCCGGGGGAGTGCGGCAAGCTCAATTTCGCATCCCCGCCACCAGGTCGCTGAGCGTCTGCACCGCCGCCCCTGGTCGCAGCCGGTCCAACTCGAGGCACAGTGCTGTGCCGCCGACAGGCAGGCCATTCGCGGGCTCGGCAACAATGTGCGTGATACCGGGGTGGCTGGCGACGCGAGCGAAGTACAGCGCACGCCCAACGATGGGGGCCTCGCCGTCGTCGTTGCGGCGGGTGATCGGGCTGCTATTCGCCAAGCGCCACCGGTGCAGCCCTAAGTTGTCGACCACATGCGCGATGGCAGGCGCGCGCGGATCGTCGAGCAGCAATGCCACGGCGAGGCAACCGCCCACGCTCGAAGGGCGGGGGAGCGTCACCTCGATGCGCGTGGCGCCGTCGAAAGTCACAACCTCGGACACCTGTAGAACCGTCATTTGCCTCGCTCCTGGAACTGCAGGCGCAGCACCTCTTTGCGCGCTGCCAACTCCGCTTCGGTCATAGGCTTCGCGCTCGATACCGGCGTATCCCCACACATACGTTCTGGCGGCTGCTCGGGTACGCCCCACAATCCCCGGGCCAGCTCGGTCACTTCGATGATTGGAGTGCGCGACGCCTGGTTCTCAGCTTCGCGAGGCGCCGGCTGTGCGGCGATCTCGGGTAGCCCCTCGGCCCCGCTACCGGGTAGGGCGGGAATCACGGCAGGCGCGGGATCCTCGTGCGCCACGCGCGCGGGTTCGTCGCCGGTACCATCGCCGCTAACTTCTACTTCGCTGGGCTGAGTCGTACCTGGGCCACCGCGCGTCATCGTGAACGCGAACACGGGAGCCGGCAGCGATGCGCCGCCCTTCCCGGTCAGCTCGACTGCACGTAGCCGCGGCACGATGTGCTCGGCGAACCGTTGGGTCAGTGCGAGCGCTCGGGCGGGATTCTTGCGCCCAACTCTGTCTAACCACGCCTGCGCGCGCGCGAGCCCGAAATTCACGAGCTTGCTGATCAACGCCTTCTCGTCGCTTGTGAGTTTGTTCGGCACACCGGGCTTGCGCCCACGGCGCTTCTCGCCTTTCCCGCTGCCGTGTCCCGGCGGCGGCCCAGGATTTTTTTCCGGTACTTTTTCGTCCTGATCGCTGGGAGTCACGCTCATGAGCGGCTCCCCCGCCCACCGTCCCATGGGACAGGACAGCCCCATATATAGGGGCTTGTCCCATGTCCCATCCTTGGGACATTGGCGCTGTCCCAAGATGTCTCAGGATTTGTCCCAAGGTCTGTCCCAAGATGTCTCAACGTCATGCGGTGGTCTCCTTGAGCCTGTAGCAGCCTTTCGGCACCTGGGTTGGTTGCACTAAGCCGGCCTTCCCAAGTTCCGCGAGGGCGCGTCCGAGGCGCTTGCGTAGCGCGGGCACCTTGGCGTCTTTGAGTGCGCCGGTGTCCTGCAGGTGCTTGAAGAGGTTCCCGAACTGCACTACTACGGCGCCGCCCCTGCTTTCCTGGCGCATGAAGTCCATGATCGCCACGGCGAGCTTGGTGTCAGCTCGCGGCACGCGACCGGGGTTGCCGCCTTCGTCGATGGGGTCCAGGTCCGGGGCGTACACGCCGTCGCTCCAGATCAGCGGCAGCATCATGTCCGAGGGACCGTAGTTGGCCTTCTTGACCTCGAGTACGCGTCGCAGCTGCGTCGACTCGGTGTCCTCGCTCTTGGGCTTGCGCATGAACATGCGGCTACGCACGGTGTTGTTCCAGGCCCGAGAGAATCCGTCACCCTCGCCAGATGCGATACCCGAGGCGGAGGGGTGCCCGAGGAGCAGCACGGCGCAGCCGTGGCGAACGCAGAAGCCACGCAGCGCCACCTTGATGAACTGGCGCGCATGGGCAGTGTTGAGGTAGTCGCCCGCGAAGAAGTCTGCCAGTACGTCGAGGATCAACAGACGCGGGCGGAAGATCGCGACCGAGGCATCGAGCGCCCAATAGAAGTGGGTTAGCACGATTTTGTCGCGCTCGAAGGTGGCGAGGATGTTATCGAAGCCGTCGCGGCTGATCGCCACGAACTGCGTAACCGAGGCGAGCTCGATGCTCTCCGCCATACAGGCCGCACCGACCCGCCTACGCAGCTCGTCGCGCTCATCTTCGCA